GCGGTGATCCAAAAAAAGCGGTGAAATATGATGACATTGTTGCATTGGGTGCGGCGATGGATGAAGAGGATGTTCCGGCGGATGGCCGTTATTTATTGGCGGATGCGCAAATGTATTCCGATTTATTGAAAATCAAAGAATTCATTTCTTTTGATTTCAAGGATAAAGCGGTTTCAAGTGGTGCAATAGGTACCATTTTAGGGTTCACAGTTTACAAAAGATCGCGCGCGGTTTTTTATGATGATGCATTTGATGTGAAAGCATATGATGATGCAGCAGCAGCAACAGACCGTGGCGCAATCCTTTGTTGGCACCGTTCTTTTGTTAGACGTGCTGAAGGAAACGCGAAAGTGTACGCGGATAGCGACAAACCGGAATATTTGGGTTCAATTTACAATGCGGCGGTTCGTACCGGCGGAATGATTGGAAGAACTGATGAAAAAGGTGTTTTTGTATTAGTACAAGATACTTTTGTTCCATTGATACCATAAATTAAAACAGGCTTTGAATAAGTTGTTCAAAGCCGTTTTTTTTTCATTACTAAAAAATTATCATGGCAAAGTTTTACATAACCAAAAAGGACAAAGGTTTTGAAGTAACCGACCAAAACGGCGTTTTGAGATCGAAAAAAAATTTCAAAACACAAGATGATGCGAACGCATTCATTGAAAGATTAAACAAGCCAAAGGAACCAAAAAAACCGGAACAAGATGAGTCTTAATGAAGTAATATTCAATAGAAACAAATCCGGGTTGGGTGCGCCATTGTTAGACAAAGATCACATTAGTGGTATTGTTTTCTACAATGACACGTTGCCATCCGGGTTTGCATCCAATGACAGAATCAAAAAGGTTTTTTCATTGGAACAAGCGGAAGATTTAGGAATAAAAGATGACGTAACGGCGCAAGCGGTTGAACACTACCATGTTTCTGAATTTTTCCAAAAGAATCCAAAAGGTGAATTGTGGATTGGGTATTTTGATAATCCAACCGGATCAATCACGTTCGATGAAATTCAAACGGTTCAAGAGTTCGCAAACGGTGAAATCCGCCAAATTGGTGTTTTTTACATTGATGAACAATTTGATGCGTTGCAATTGCAAGCGATTCAATCAACGGTGAACACGTTGAAAACAAATCACATGCCGTTGAATGTTCTTTATGCCGGCGAAATTTCCGGTGTTGATTTATCAACATTAGTTGATTTGAGATTGTCAAATTCGGAAAATGTTAGTGTGACAATTGGGCAATCCGGAAACGGAAAAGGTGCCGAACTTTACACATCAACCACAAAGTCAGTCACGGATTTGGGCGCAAAATTGGGTTCAATCTCATTTGCAAAAGTGAGCGATTCGATTTCATATGTTGAAAAATTTCCAATGGTAACGGCATCAACGGAATTTGATGAACCGGCATTTGCAAACGGTGAATTGGTGAAGTCAAAACCTAGAAACCAAGTTCAAGCAATTGACAATTTGGGGTATTTGTTTTTAATCAAATATGTTGGTTTTGCCGGAACATTTAATAATGATTCCTACACGGCAACATCGACATCAAACGATTTGGCAACGATTGAAAACAATCGAACAATTGACAAAGCGGTTCGCCAGGTTCGCCAATTGTTAGTTCCAAAATTAGGTTCACCAATTTTTGTGAATGCGGATGGCACATTGACTTATGACACAATTAGTGTGTTTAAAGGTTTAAGCGATCAAGCATTGGCGCAAATGGAATCCAATCGTGAATTGTCGGCGTTTCAAACGTTAATCAATCCACAACAAGATGTTTTGACAACCGGTGAATTGACAATCACATTGGAATTGGTTCCGGTTGGGGTTGCACGTTCAATCATTGTCAACATTGGTTTTGTTCCACAAATTAATCAATAATTATGGCAGTAGATAGAACACCATTAGTCAACGGCCAAGCATACGCATATGTTGATATAGTTGTCAACATTTTAGGGGTTCCGTTGGCCGGAATTACTGAAATCAACTATGAAGAAAGCAGCGAGATCACAAACAACTATGGAGCCGGAAGGCGCCCGGTTTCACGTGGTCACGGTAAAATTGAAACAAGCGCAAGCATTGTGATTGATCGTGCGGAATACAATAGTTTGATCCAGGCGGCGCCCGGCAAAAACTTGATGAACATTCCGGAATTTGACATCACGGTTGCATACTTACCGGATGGAAGTGCGCCAACGGCGGATATATTAAAAAATTGTAGATTTAAAACAAACAAATCCGGCGGATCGGAAGGTGACACCAATATCATGAGCGAATTGGAATTGGTCATTTCTGATGTTGAATGGGATGCGGTTGTATAAAGATCGTTCATTCATACTTTTGGCAAAGTGTGTTTTTTAGGGGTGGCCTTTTGGTCATCCCTTTTTTTTGTTATATTGGCGGTTCACGTGACCGGGCGCATTCCCGGAAATAAAAAAACGCATGAACGATGTCGAAAACTGAAAAGGAACTTCAAACCGAATTGGCGGAAATCAAGGAAAAACACGCCGGAATTCCAATTTTCAAATTGGAAACATTCATCAATGAAGATGATGAACAAAAAAGAACAATATTTTTAAGGAAACCAACGCGTTTGGTTCGTTCCGCCGGTGAAAAGGTGGCCGCAACGGATGCATGGAAAGGCGTTGAAACGTTTTTGCGCGGAATGTATTTGGGCGGCGATGACATTGATGAAATCATCAAAAATGATGATGCGTTGATGATTGCCGGTGAATGTGTCATGGACATCATAAAGCTAAAGCCGGGAAACGTTCAAAAGGTGTGACAATCGAGGGGTTGAATTTGCCATTGAGCATTTCCAACCAATTGATTGCAGCGTTCACACCGCCACAAAAGGATGTTTCATGGATTGATCAACAAATTGAAAAACATGACACCAAAAACGAGTTGTGGCAATGGGAATCATTGATGATGTACCATTTTAAAAAACCAATCAATGAAATCCGTGAAATGGATGATGATTTGTTTTTTGATAATGCCGCACGGTTAAAGTGGGTAATTGAACAAGAGCAAAAGAAATGGCAAATGAACACCGGCAATTGACCGGTGTTTTTTCGTATATTGTTAGAAGTTAATCAACACCAGGAATGGCAAGAAAAGAAACGGCGGAATACGAAATCAAATTGCAAGACAATTTGACCAATCCATTGAACAAAGCGAACAAAGGCGCAAAACGTTTGGATGGCTCAATGTCAAAGGTTGGTAAATCAACCGGGGGGTTTGGTAATATTTTGAAAGGAAATTTGGTTGCCGCCGGAATTGGTGGTTTGGTTGCCGGTGCTGCTATGCTAGCAAAAGAAGCGATCACAATTGGCGCACAATTTGAAGCGATGGAAAACGCCATCAAATTGACATCCGGAACCGCCGCCGAATTTGAAACCAACATGAAGTTTTTGAAACAAACTTCATCACAATTAGGGTTGGACTTGATGAGCGCAACAACCGGATTCAAAACGTTGGCTGCATCCGCAATGGGAACATCATTGCAAGGTGAAGGAGTTCGCCACGTGTTTCAATCGGTTGCAAGTGCAACGGCACAATTGGGTATTTCCGCCGAGGATAGCAAAGGCGCATTTTTGGCGTTAGGGCAAATGATTTCAAAAGGTAAAGTAAGCGCGGAAGAATTGCGCGGCCAATTGGGTGAACGTTTGCCAGGTGCATTCAATATTGCGGCGGATGCCATGGGAGTGACAACCATGGAATTGGATAAAATGTTGCAAAATGGCGAAATCATAAGTGAACAATTTTTGCCGAAATTTGCAAAGGCGTTGAATGAAAAATTTGGCGATCCGATGACAAAGAATGTTCAAACGATGCAAGCCAACATGAACCGTTTGAAAAACGTGTTCACGCAAGGAATGGCCAACGCGGGGCAATGGTTCGCACCAATCATCAACGGTTTGTCAACGGTTGTGACGTTTTTTCAAACTCAAATGGAAGGAATCAAACAAGTTTTTGCACCGTTGACCGAATTATTCACCGAAGTGGCTGCGGAATTTTCAACATTGTTTGATGGAGTTGGTGAAGGATTAACGGTCACAAGCGTTTTGGAAAGTTTATTCAATGGGATTGGATATGCGCTGCGGTTAATGATGCCGGCAATCAAAGCGGTTGTTCGCGGTTGGATGGTGACGTTCAAAGCAATTGTAAAAGTGTCAACCGCAATTTATCAATGGTTTCAACGCACGGAAGGTGTGAAAAAAGCGTTCAAGGGGTTTGTTGCTTCAATGGTGGCCGGGTTCGTTCTAATTAAAGAAACGGCAACCAATATTTTGTCCGGTGTCGGCGATTTATTGGCCGGTATATTTTCCGGAAACATTGATGAAATAAAAAAAGGATTGAACGGTTTGAAAAACTCATTTTCAATGGGTGGTTCAAAAGCTGCAAAGGCATTCAATGAATCCTATTCAACCGAAACACAAGATTTTTTCAAGGATGGCGGAAAAAAAGAAGAAATGACAACCGCCGGTGGATCACTTGATGATTTTATCAAAAATCAAAACGTGGCACCATTGGCACCATCAAAAGGTGGAGCCAAAGCAAAAAAAGAAAGTTCAACAAGTGTTTCCGGCGTTTCATCCGGTCGGCCAACGGCAATCAATATTGATATTGGAAAGTTAATTGAAAACTTTACAATTGAAACAAGTAACATGGAAGATATGGAAATTCAAATCAAAAATGCCGTTGCCGGTGCGTTAGTGTCGGCGGTTAATGATGTCAATTTAATTTCAAGATAATGGCGGAAAACGAATTTTTCATTCCAAACAAACCGGAACCACGTGTTCAAGTTCAACCAAAACAAATTTTGGGTTCATTTGGGTTGCAAGCCTTAAAAACAAAATTTTATGGCATTGATGATCCTGGAAGGGATGCACCGGTTGCAACTTCATATTTGGGTACACCGGTTTTTTCCAACATTGATTTCATCGAAGGTTCATATAAAAATTTAGAAGGTGAGCAAATCGAATATGATTCATTAGTTGTCAACACCGTTTTGTTTGCAGTCAATCAACAAAAAAACATTGTGCGCACACCAATCCAGGGAAGGAACGGAACGGTGAAGGAATACATTTCAGATGGTGACTATGACATCACAATTCGTGGGTTGATCGTTTCACCGGATGCCGAAAAATATCCAACGGATGATGTTTTGAAATTGGTTGAAATCTTAAAGGTTCAAAACAACATTGAAATTGCATCAAGATTTTTGAATGATTATTTTTCAATAACAAACATTGTTATTGCATCATATTCATTGCCGGAAAATGAAGGATTCCAAAATGTTCAAGCGTTTGAAATCAATGCATATAGTGACGAACCGGTTGAACTTGCAATCAAAACAAGATAGATGAAACAAGTGACGAGCAAAACGGAATTTCAAACCGTTGATTTTGATTTCACACACAAAATCACCATTGAATCATCATATGAAACATTAACCGACACGGCAACAATCATTGTTCCAAGGAAAGTGAAATTTCGTGATGAAAATGGTGAAAATGTTCAAGATATTGCCAAAGGTGAAAACGCCGTGTTCAAACGTGGTGACACCGTTGGAATTTCATTGGGTTATGATCACGACATTGTGAAACGTTTTGATGGTTTCATTTCCGGAGTTCGCACAAAATATCCATTGCAATTTGCATGTGAAGATGAAATGTATTTTTTGAAGCAAAATTCATTCACCTTTGCGTTGGAAAATCCATCATTGGATGAATTGTTGGATGTGATCATGCCGCCAAACGTTTCATATAAAATTTGGGCAACGTTCAATTTGGGTGATTTTAGAGCAACCAACGCAACAACGGCGGATGTATTAAATGAACTAAGGAAAAAACATGGCATATATTCATGGTTTCGTGATAACGTTTTGAACATCGGTTTGGCGGTTGTTCCGGAATTACAAAACACGGTTCGTTTCACAATGTTCCGTGACATCATCAATGCAAAAGGTTTGCAGTTCATCAACGATTTTGACCGAAAAATAAAATTGGTAGCGAAATCAATCAAGGATGACAACACCGAATTGACCGCAACGGTTGGTGATTCGGATGGTGACACACGCACGTTGTATTTTTACAACATTGATTCCATTCAAGATTTGGAAAAGATTGCAAAATCAAAGATCAACCAATTGAAGTATTCCGGATATGAAGGAAATTTCAAAGTGTTTGGCGGAAAATATTTTGGTGATCAATTTGTCAATCATGGTGACATTGTTGAAATTGTCAACCCACAAATTCCGGAACAGTCCGGCGGATATATTGCCGAAAAGATCACAACCGAATGTGGAATGAATGGATTGAAACAAAACGTTTCCATCAAGCAAAAAGTATATGATTTACAATTGAATTCATCCGGTGAATGGGTGATCATTAACCGCATAAACAATGGATAAAAGCCAGGTAAATTTATTAGACATTTTAAAAAAATCGGTTGCGGAATCGTTTGGTGAAAACTATTCAAAGGTTTGCAAGGTCACAAAGGTTGACACCGAATTGATGACGTGCAATGTTCAACCGATTGATGAAAGTGCGCCAATTTTGAAAGTTCGATTGATTGCCGGAGCAACGGAAACGCCATTGGTTTGTGTTCCAAAAGTTGATTCAATGGTTGTTGTCACTTTTTTGAATGAAGCCAACGCATATGTTGCGATGTTTTCAGAAATTGAAACGGTGGCCATTCGTGGTGATCAATATGGTGGTTTGATCAAGATTGAAGAAATGAAAAAACAATTGGATGTTGTGACATCAAGGATTGACACATTGTATGATGCAATAAAAGA